GGGTTACAAAGAAATTATGGTTTTGCTGATTTAAGCGAAATGATGATTGATCCTCAGACAGGAAAGAATCAACCAAAAAAATATGGTTGGACGCACAGACAAATAACCGATCAGGATTATATAGATCATTTAAATGGAAAAAAATCTATAGGTATACAACCATGTAATGATGAAGGCATGGCTAGGTTTGGTGCTATAGATATTGATTCTAAAGATTACAAAGATTTCTCAGTTAAAAAATATTTAGATATTATAAAAAGTTATGATCTTCCATTAATACCCGTTAAATCAAAAAGTGGTGGATTACATCTTTATTTATTTTTAAAAGAACCTGTTAAAACATTAATAATTAAAAAATTTTTAGAAAGTTTATTATTCACTTTAAAACTTCCATTAAGAACAGAAATTTATCCTAAACAAACAGAACTTGGAAAAGATTCTGAAGGAAAGTTTATAGATGGTAATTTTATAAACCTACCATATTATAATAAAGCTGAAAGAATATCAATTAACTTTGATGGTAAAGAATTTACATTTGAACAGTTTATTAAAGTTATAGAAGCAAATTTAAAGACAGCAAGTGAGCTAGAAGAGTTTTCATTAGCCCATGTGAAAACTGTACTACAGGGAGGCCCATCCGAGTTTGATGATGGTCCTCCTTGTCTACAGATGATGACTAAAAACCCTTTAGATGATGGAAGAGATAGATGGTTATATAATTACATGGTGTTTGCTAAGAAAAGATACCAAGATAAATGGGAAGAAATGGTTATAGATGCTCCTAAAAAATACTTTTTAAAAGATTCTAATGGATTGGTTGTTGATGATTGGGGAGAAAAAAAAGTAAGAGATAAGATTAGATCTTGGAAAAAAGATTCTACTAAAGGTTATACTTGTACTCAAGAACCTATTGTAAACTTTTGTATGAAGTCTGAATGTGTAAAAAGAAAATATGGATTTTTATCCGATAGAAAAATTTTATTTCCTAAGCTATCTAGCCTGGTTAAGATTAAATACCCAGAACCAGAATATACTTTTAATGTTGAATTACCGAGTGGAGAATCAAAAAGTGTTAAAGCAAAGAATATTAAACAAATAGTATTACAAGAAGAAATAAGATCTATTATTGCTGCTGCTGCAGATTTTGTTCCACCAAAAGTAAAATCAAATGAATTTCAAGAAGTATTAGATAGTTTATTTCCTCCTAAGGAAGAGTTACTACCACCTAAAGGAACTACTCCAGATGAACAATTAGAAGAATATTTAAGAGATTTTGTTAATGGGCCTCAAGCTAAGTCTAATGCTTCTTTTAAATCAGGGGCTGTATTAGTAGAGGGGGATCATGTGTATTTTAAATATCAAAGCTTTTATAATACTTTAAAAAATAAAGATTGGAGAGAGGATAAATCTAAAACAGCAGAAAAAATAATACATATAGGTGGAGGTAAATTAAAAACAAAAATTAATGTACCTAAAAGATTTCCTAAAAAACCAGGAGAAAAAGAATCACATGATCCAATTGATGTAATACAAATGCCTATGGAAAAATTTAAAATTAAATCAATTAAACCAGAAGTAATTCCGGTTAAATCAAAAAAAGATATATTTTAATGATTAGGAAAGTATTGGGTCCTCCAGGAACAGGTAAAACACGAAGGCTTCTTGGAGAAGTAAATAATTATCTAAGCAAGGGTGTTCCTTTAAATAAAATAGGTTATTTTGCCTTTACAAGAAAAGCAGCTAATGAAGCAAGAGAAAGATTTTTACAATTAAATAAAGAATTAAATAAAGCAGACACTAAATTTTTTCAAACATTACATTCTTTAGCTTTTCATACATTAGGTATGAGTGAAGATAATGTTATGCAACCGGTACACTATGAACAAATAGGTAAGGAATTAAGTATACGAGTTAATTATTCAAATGATTCTGAAGAAAGTTGTTATATGAATTGTGATAATGAATATTTTAAATTAATTAGTAAGGCACGAGTTAAATGCGTTTCCATTGAAGATGAATTTAATACTAATGAATGGAGCAGAGATATAAATTTAGATACGTTACATCATATAAATATGAATTTTATTAATTATAAGAAAGCTTATAATTTAGATGACTATACAGACATGATAGAAAAATTTGTACTCAATTCAGATAAGTGTCCTTTGTTTGAAGTTATTTTTGTAGATGAAGCCCAGGATCTATCTCCTATTCAATGGAAGATGTTTGACGTATTAAAATCTAAATCTAAAGATATATTTTTAGCGGGAGATGATGACCAGGCTATTTTTGCTTGGGCAGGAGCTGATGTTAATAGATTTATAGATGAACCAGCAGAGGAAGAAGTATTACAGCAATCTGAACGTATACCATTAGCAGTTCAAGAATTATCTAATACAATATTAAATAGAATACAAGGTAAGAGAAAAGAAAAAGTATACTATGCAAAGAAAGATAAAGATGGAAAAGTAGTTCAAGGTAAAGTGGATACTATATTTGATATTGATAGTTTAGATTTAACAACGGATAAATGGTTAATACTAACCAGAACAACTTATAGATCAGATGAAATATCAAATTTATTAAAAGAGAAAAAATTATATTTTAAGAACAGATATGGAAAAAGTTTTGATCATAGACTTTATAAATCAGTATTGAAATGGACTGATCTTACATTAGGTAAAGAGATATCTATTGCTGATTGTAAAGATATCTATGAATATTTAGATGATACTTTTGATGAAAATAAATTTGAAAATAAATCTTTTGTTAAAATAGAAGATTTGGGATTTACTCCTGGAGTAACTTGGTTTGATGCATTTACCAACTTAGATCAAGAAAAAGAATTATACATTAGAACCATGTTAACTAATGGAGAGAAATTATCTGAAGAACCAAGAATAGAAGTATCAACCATTCATGCAGCAAAAGGTGGTGAATGTAAGAATGTTATTCTGGTGTTAGATAATGCAAGAAAAATAAGACAATCTACAGAAATAAGTGTGGAAAAGCAGGATGAAGAACATAGAGTTTGGTACGTTGGTGCAACAAGATCTATGGAAAATCTTTATATATTAAAATCTAAAAAAGAATGGAAAGGTTATCAGTTATGAGTAATAAGACATTTTTTAAACAAATTGGAGGGGCCCACTATAAAAAGTATGTCGTGCAACCCTCTTTATTTATCAATAAGAATAAGATACTATTTGCTGAAGGCAATGCAATTAAATATATTTGCAGACACCAGGATAAAGGAAAGAAACAGGATTTGTTAAAAGCAATCCATTATATAGAAATGATTATTGAAAGGGATTACAATGTTTAATCTTAAAAAAACTATAATTGGTGATATGGGTTTATTTACTTGTATCTGTATTTTTTATTTTTTACTAACGGTAATATAAATGAAAGTACCTCTATTTGAAGCACAAAAGGAATGGGTAGAACCAGAAGAATTTCCAGATCTTAGATCTTATGATGAGATTGCAGTAGACTTAGAAACAAGAGATCCAGACTTAAAGAAAAAAGGATCGGGATCTGTTATAGGTAATGGAGAAGTAATTGGTATAGCTGTAGCTGTACCAGGAAGATCTTTTTATTTCCCTATAGCCCACGGATCAGGGCCTAATATGGATAAAAAGAGGGTTTTAGAGTGGTTTAAAGACACTATGGCTACTCCTTCTTTAAAAGTGTTTCATAATGCAATGTATGACGTTTGTTGGATTAGACAAATGGGTATTAAGATTAATGGTTTAATCGTAGATACAATGATTGCTGCATCTTTAGTTGATGAAAATAGATTTCAATATAGTTTAAATACGTTGTCTTGGGATTATCTTGGTTATGGTAAAAGTGAAGCAGGTTTAAATGAAGCGGCCAAGTCAAGAGGATTAGATCCTAAAGAAGATATGTGGCAGTTACCGGCTATGGAAGTTGGAGCTTACGCTGAAAAAGATGCTGAACTTACTCTAGAGCTTTGGCAAATGTTTAAAAAAGAAATAGTTCATCAAGACATAGAATCTGTATTTAATTTAGAAACAGATTTATTTCCTTGTTTAATTGATATGAAATTTAAAGGAGTAAAAGTTGATATAGAACGAGCACACAAGCTGAAACAACAACTAACAGCACAAGAACATGAATTGTTATTAAAAGTAAAAGAAAAAACAGGGATAGAGCCACAGATTTGGGCTGCAAGAAGCATATCAAAAGTTTTTGATAGCCTTGGTTTAGATTATGATATAACTGAGAAATCATCAGCGCCATCCTTTACTAAAAATTTTTTACAAGAACATCCTCACCCTATAGTCCAAATGATTGCAAAAGCAAGAGAAATAAATAAAGCACATACAACTTTTATTGATACTATTATTAGGTATGAACATAAGGGA